GAGGTGTTTATCCTTCAATGGAAGAAGCAGAATTAAGATGTAAGATGTTGAGAGAAGTAGACCCTCATCATGATGTTTTTGTTGGTCCAGTTGGAATGTGGATGCCTTGGGACCCAGAAGCATATAAAACTGGTCGTGTTGAATATATGGAAGAAGAATTAAATCAATTAATGAATGAAAAAGTTAAGAATGAAACAAATGCAAAAACAGCGTTCGAACAAAGATTAAAAGAAACAAAACAAAAAGCAATCGAGGAAAATATTAAAAACGCGGAAAAATCTGGTAATGCTTTAACACAAACGATAGATGAAAATGGAAATTTGATAGGTATTGCGAATATGAATACACAGGAGGCAGTTTTAGCAGAAAAAGAAGAAATATCTGTTTCAGATATTCGTAGTGAATTATTTGAAAGTGAGAATGTTGTTATTGGAAAAAGTGATAACGGGCAGAGTTTATTGGTAAGTGGTCCATTTGCTAATAAAGAATAATTATATTTAATGTATATTAATGAATGTGAAATAAAAATAAATAAAAATAAATATAAATAAAATTATATATTTATATTTATATAAAATGACGGTTGTAAACGGTATAGAAATTGATAATATTCAATATAGATTAAATGATATTAAAAGTGCTATTAAAAATAATGACCCTATAGAAGAAAAATTAAATGTTATTATAGTGATATCAAATCCCTGTTTGTACGCTAAAAGATATATTTTAACTAAAGAATTTATAAAAAGAATGGAATATGAAGAAACAAATGTAAATTTATATATAGTTGAATTAGCTTATGGCAAACAGAAATATCTAATCACACAAAAAAATAATAATAATCATTTACAATTAAGAACGGATACTCCTCTATGGCATAAAGAAAATATGATTAATCTAGGTGTAAAATATTTATTACCAAAAGATTATAAAGCTTTCGCGTGGATTGATGCCGATATTGAATTTGAAAATACTAATTGGGCTTTAGATACATTAAAAATTTTAAACGGTTCAAAAGATATCGTACAATTATTTAGTCATGCTGTAGATATGAATGAAAAAAAAACAGCATTAAGTATTTTTAGTAGTTTTGGATATAGTTATTCTAAAGAATTAGAATATAATCCAATTAGAGGAATAAATTATTGGCATCCTGGTTATGCATGGGCTATAACTCGTAAAGCATATGAAAAAATAGGTGGATTATATGAATGTGAAATATTAGGTTCAGGAGATTATATTATGGCGATGTCAATTATAAAAGAAATGCCAAAAAGAAAAGAATTACATAATAAGATGAAGAGTTTAAGGATTGGATATGTACCAGGTGTAATTCGTCATTATTTTCATGGAAGTAAAATCAATAGAAAATATACTGAAAGATGGCTAATATTAGAAAAACACCAATACAATTTTAATAAACATATAACGAAAGATGAAAATGGACTACTAATTCCTACAAATGAATTTACAGAAGACTTTAAAAATGATATATTTCAATATTTTTTAGAGAGAAAAGAAGATGAATAATTATCATGATACAAAAACATTAAATCATATGATACAAAAACATTAAATCATGAAAAAATTATTACAATTACATCTAATCCTGTTTGGTATATTTTCTGTTTTACATGAAATATAATTACCACATAAAAGACATAAATCAATTATATTGTTTATGGTAAATTCGAAATTATTTGTTTCAGGAATATATCTTTGAATCGTATATATTACTGTTGTATAATCATTATCTACTATATTACCGTAATCATCATAATCTAGAAAAGTATCTATAAATAATTGTTCGTTGTTGATAACGTGTTCATTTATAATATCACAAATATCTACTTTATATCTACACATATTACATAACAATTGATATGTTTTACAATCATAAAAACAATAACTTTTTATAATTTCACACAATTCTTTAGGTAAATTAGTAACCCCTTTATTATTAAGTTGATTGATTAAAAATTGTTTATAAATAGATAATTGTGTATACATATTTGTTAGTTTTATATCTATAAAATATTTATATATTTATTATAAATATATAAATTATTATGACATCTGTTCCAGGATTTAATATTATTTCTGCGGATGGTTCATACAATTTTTTTTCAGATATTTCTGGTTCATATAATATGTTACAATTTAATACTGGAAAATTTATACTCACACCATCTAACGTTGTAAAAATATATGATTTATTTTTAGTTGCTGGTGGTTCAATTGGAAGTAATGGTTCTAATAATGGTTATGGAGGTAATGGAGGTAACGGAGGTCAAGTAATAGATTTATTATATGATAGTAATCCTTTAATAATAGATACAACTTATTTATTTAATTTAACAGTAGGAAATAAAGGATTAGATACTAGTTCAAATGTTACACAAAATAATATTCAATTTACGTATTTATCAGACACAGCAATAGGTGGAGGTGGAGCACAAGGAGGTAATGGTGGTTCATCCAGTATTACTCCACAACCTGGTGCTAATGGTGCTGAAAATATATATACCGGTTTTTACTATGGAGGCGGAGGTGGAGGTGCAGGTGCGGAGGGTGTTGAAGGTGCTAATAGTGGTAGTAATGGAGGTTTGGGTGGTGGTGGAGGTGGTGGAGGTGCTGCGGGTAATAATAGTTATTCAGGAGGTAATGGAGGTGGTATTAGTTTAGATATATCTGGAGGACAAGGTGGAGTTTTTTATGATAATGTTGGAGGTGATAGTCAATATGGGGGAGGCGGTGGTAGTTATAGTTCAGATTATTATGGTGGTAAAGGTGGTAATGGTGGTATTGGTGGTGGTAATGGTGGTAATGGTGGTAATGTTGGAGGAGTAGATGGTGCTGGTGGAGGTGGTGGAGGTGGAGGTGGTTATGGTGGTGGAGGTGGTGGAGGTGGTGGAGGTGGTAATGGCTATACTGGTAATGGTGGTGAAGGAGGTTCGGGAGTAATTCTCTTAATATATGAATTAATATATCCTACATATTATAATGTTGCTATTTCTCAAGTTCAAGTTGTTAACACAATTTCAGTTGGTAGCGACCCTATTGGAATTTCATCGGATGGAACAAATGTATGGGTTACAAACTATGGTGAAGGCACAGTATCACAAATAAATATATCAAGTGATACAGTTGTTAACACAATTACAGTTGGTAGTTATCCAAATGGAATTTCATCGGATGGAACAAATGTATGGGTTACAAACCAGAAAAATAATAAAGTATCACAAATAAGTATATCGAGTGGTACAGTTGTTAACACAATTTCAGTTGGTAGCGACCCTATTGGAATTTCATCGGATGGAACAAATGTATGGGTTACAAACCAGAAAGATAACACAGTATCACAAATAAGTATATCGAGTGGTACAGTTGTTAACACTATTACAGTTGGTAGCTATCCAAGTGGAATTTCATCGGATGGAACAAATGTATGGGTTACAAACTATGGTGAAAACACAATATCACAAATAAATATATCGAGTGGTACAGTTGTTAACACAATTACTGTTGGTACCTATCCAAGTGGAATTTCATCGGATGGAACAAACGTATGGGTTACAAACTATGGTGAAGGCACAGTATCACAAATAAATATATCGAGTGGTGCAGTTGTTAACACAATTACAGTTGGTAGCTATCCAAATGGAATTTCATCGGATGGAACAAATGTATGGGTTGCAAATAATGGTGAATACACAGTATCACAAATAAGTATATCGAGTGGTACAGTTGTTAACACAATTACAGTTAGTAGCTATCCAAATGGAATTTCATCGGATGGAACAAATGTATGGGTTACAAATAATGATAACACAGTATCACAAATACAAATCTTTTCATTTGTAGATTTAAGTACTATATTTTATCCATATTCAACCGGAGTGTCAGCATCAGCTACTGGATTTAAAGTTAAAAATTATGCCGGTATTACTGGAAATAATTTAGATTTAAATCAAATATTCGCAAATAATACAGGAACAACATACGCACAACCAACATACTATATAGTCGAAAATTACGCAGGTATTACAGGAAATAATTTAGATTTAAATCAAATATTTGAACCATTATAAAATGACACGCATTTTTACCATTTTGTTTTTTTAACCGTAATTTTTGGTCCTTGACCTCTCTTCTTAATATTATTAGGGTCATATTTTTCGTCTTCATCATCCGAACCCATATTTTTAGATAGTTCCCAGAATTCTTTTGAACCTAATTTAAAATCATTATGACTATCCGCTTTATACCAAAATACCTGGTCCTGCAGTTTATTTGATTTAGCATTATTGTTTATCACTAAACACTCATAATTTTCGGTACACTGGTCCATAACTTGACAAAAAGATTCAAATGTAGGAAACATACCAGCATAGTTGTCAAAAATTCTACGACGATTTGCTATATATGGTTCTCTCAAAATAAAAACATAATCTATATTTGTTCTTAATGATGGAGGTATACCTAATGGATACTGCATAGTAATAATTAACATTATCTTCCAGTGACGACCATTCATAAACAAAAGACGCATCATTTTATCTCTCGACCAGGTATTATCATATAAACAATCATCTAATATAGCAAATGTTCTCGGGTCTATTGTACTACGCTTAAATGATTCCATCTCTTTCTTTATTTGTTTTAAAATTGTTTTTTGCCTTTTCAATATGTTCTCTACTATTGCTGTATTATATTCATTATGAATAAACAATTTAGGAACCATTCTTCCATAAAAACCGTTACCTTCTTCTGTTCCTGATATCACACTACCTACTGGAATATCCTGATGATAATATAACAAATCCTTTACTAAAAAACTTTTACCAGTATCACGACGTCCGATTAATACAACAACAGGACCTTTATTTTCATTAGGCTTAAAACTAATGCTTTTCATATCAAATTTTCTTAAATCTAATGACATTTTGAATATTATAAATGTTATTATATTTTTATATCTTTATATATAATTATTTCTATAATACATATTTCATAAAAATTAATATTTTTAGACTTACGCAAAATATTTAGAATATATTAAGTTAAAATTATTTGTTTTTTTTATTTTAATTACCTAATAATATGTCTAATACTACATCTATAACAAATGATAGTGAAAATTCATTCGGCATTCATTATCAAAAAAGAAAAAATATAGAATTGTTTAATAATTTAGAAAAAATAGCAAATGTTTCTAAATTGCAGAATTATATACCTATTTATTCACTCTTTTTCTCTCTAAACACACAAAATTACAACAACATAAACCTTAATAATAAATGGTACATTAGTGATGTTTATTCTCTTTATGATTCTGATAGCGAAAGTGAAATTGAGAGTGAAGAAAACAACGAAGATTCTAAAAATGATACTTATGATGAAGAATCTAGTAATGAATTAACAACTTACATTAATCAGTGTTTATTTAATTGTAAAATAAACAACATAAACAACAAAAAATCAAAAGACAAAACTGTATTTATTAAATTTGCACCATTATTAGACCCTATTAAGTTTTTAACAGGCAAATATGAGCCAATTAATTTAAATGATACCGAAAAAAGTTATTTATATAATTTACCTTCTATTCAACATGAAGATAATATCCAAGTTCATCCAAAAATAATAAATACAAACAATACCGCATATATAGATAGTTTTTTTGTATATTTATCTAGTATGTTATTACATAATTGTGGATTTTTACATGGATTAGATTATTATGGCTCTTTTTTAGGTGTTAAAAGTAATTTTACTATTAATGTTTATGATGATTTAGATTATTTGTCTCAATCAGAATATTTTAATAAAAACAAAAACATATTATTTGAAGTAGATGATGAAAATTATGAATATGATAATGAAAATAATAACATGTATTCTTCTAAAAATTTGAAAAAAATAGTAATAAACAATAATGACGAAATTACAGATATTAAAATGGATGAAATTGAAGAGACAATACAATTATTAGACGATATATTTGTTGATAATAATACTAATAGTGATAACACTTTAACAGATATGATGATGGATGATTTACTTATTCAAAATATTAATAATCCTACAGAAACTATAAAGACTTCATTAAAATCTTCTTCTTCGTGTTCTTCGAGAACTTCT